ACATTATTAGATATGGTTTATCACAAGCTGAAACCATTGCTAGAACAGGTGGATATGGGGATAGAGAACTTACAAAAGATCAAATTAAAGATATGAAAAGAAAAAGAAATTCAGATTTAGTATGGCTCAATGATCCATGGATATATAAAGAATTACACCCATACATTCATCAAGCTAATAAAGCTGCAGGTTGGAATTTTGATTGGGATAGATCAGAGTCTTGTCAATTTACTAAATATAAGTTAAACCAATATTATGATTGGCATTGTGATTCTTGGGATAAACCTTACGATAAACCTAATACTCAAGAACATGGTAAAATTAGAAAGCTTTCAATGACTTGTCAATTAACTGATGGGTCTGAATATACAGGTGGTGAATTAGAATTTGACTTTAGAAATTACGATCCTCATATGAGAGAAGAAGCTAAACATTTAAGACAAGCAAAAGAAATATTACCTAAAGGTTCTATTATTGTATTTCCTTCATTTGTATGGCATAGAGTTAAACCTGTAACGAAAGGAGTAAGATATTCATTGGTCATGTGGAACCTTGGATATCCATTTAAATAATGCAAATAGTAGAATATTTTAAAACACCAATATGGATTGAGGACAAACCTGAATTTGTAAAATCTTTAGATAAAGCTTCTAATGAATATATTAAAGAAGCTAAAAAAAGAGAAAAAGATTATATTAAAAAACATGGTGACTTTGGAAGAAGTTATCATTCAACACCACTTACTATGGATAATCGATTTCTAGATTTTAGAAATTATATTGGTCAAAAATCTTGGGAGTTTTTAGATTGGTGTGGTTTTGATATGCAGCAATATCAAACTATGTTTTCTGAATTATGGGTACAAGAGTTTGCTAAAAAAGGTGGTGGTCATCATTCAGCTCATGTTCATTGGAATCAACATGTATCAGGTTTTTATTTTTTAAAATGTTCTGATAAAACATCTTATCCAATATTTCATGAACCAAGAACAGGTGCTCGTGCTACAAAATTAAAGATGAAACCAAGTAATGGTATATTTCATGGTACAGAGTTAGTACACTTTAAACCTAAACCTGGAACTTTAATTATCTTTCCTGGATATATGGAACATGAATATGCAGTCGATTTTGGTATAGAACCATTTAGATTTATACATTGGAATATTCAAGCTGTACCGAAAGAGATGGCTAAAGATGTCCTTTAAGAAAAATAAATATACAGTTATTCGTCAAGCAATCTCAAAAGATTTAGCTGCATTTGTTGCAAACTATTTTGCTATGAAAAAACAAGTATTAGATACTTGTCGTCAAGCACGATATATTTCTCCCTATGAAACTTTATTAGGTTACTATGAAGGACAAGATGAACAGATTCCAAATACTTATTCTTGTTATTCCGATATAGCGATGGAGACATTATTATTAAAGTGTCAGCCAGTTATGGAAAAAGCAACAGGATTAAAATTATATCCAGCATATACTTATGCAAGAATTTATAAAAAAGGTGATATCCTTAAAAGACACAAAGATAGATTTAGCTGTGAAATCTCTACGACTATGAATTTAGGTGGAGATGATTGGCCAATATATTTAGAACCTTCTGGTAAAGAAGGACTAAAGGGTGTTCGAGTTGATTTAAAACCAGGAGATATGTTAGTGTATTCTGGTTGTGAATTAGAGCATTGGCGAGAAAAATTTAAAGGCAATGAATGCGTACAAGTTTTTCTCCATTATAACAATCGTAAAACCCCTGGCGCTAAAGACAATATGTTTGATAAGCGTCCACATTTAGGACTTCCATCCTGGTTTAAACGATGATATAACCTTATGATGGAGGCAGCGGCATCCACCACATACCACCGCTGTCTCCTTTATAAGGATTTATATTATGTTTTTTGGCGGAACGTCGTTTGCATCAGCGCCTTTTGCAGATCCTGGATTTAATCCAAATGCACTGGCTATTGTTACAGGAATCAGGCTTAATGAATCAACAGGTTCTGTTGCTATCGTTGGAGATGCATTAGTATTACCTACAGGTAATCGATTTAATGTTAATATTGGAAATGTACAAGTAGCTGACGTTGTCGGTGTATCAGGTATTGCAACTGCTTTATCTACAGGTTTAGTTACTATTGCAGCTGGAGCTTCTACTGGAGTTACTGGTAATCAATTTGATTTTACAACAGGCACCGTTAATGTAGCTGACGTTGTTGGAGTTACAGGTAATAGAGTTAACTTAACAACTGGTGATCCAACTATTACTGCAGCAGCAACTACAGCTGCCACAGGATCAAGAGTTAATTTATCTACAGGTTCTGTTTCATTTAAATTTATATATTCAGTTACTGGATCAGGAGTTAATTTATCTACAGGTACAGTTACTACTATTGCTAAAGCAGTGGTTCCGGCTACTGGAACTCAAATCAATACTGAAACAGGTGATGTAACTGTTGTTGCCAAAGCATCGGTTGTAGTAACTGGTAATAGAGTAGATATTACAGTCGGTAATGTAACTACTAAGGCAAATGCAACTGCAATTGTTACAACTAATAGACAAAATTTATCAACTGGAACTGTAACCATTACAGCAGCAGCTTCAACATTAGTTACTGGAGAAGCTTTTGAAATTGGTACATCAACAGTTAATATTAAACAATGGAATGGTATTGTGCCAGGTGCAACACAAACTTGGGTACCTATTCAAACAAGTAGAGGATCATAATGTTATTTGGAGCAACCACATTTTCACAATCAGCTTTTGCAGATCCAGGAGGATTAAGTGTACAAGTAGTTTTAAATGGTGTGCAAATGAACTTTGCCATTGGTAATGTTCAAATTTCAGGGGAAAATCTTGTATTACCTACCGGTGAAAGAGTAAATTTAGCAACTGGTAATGTACAAGTAGTTTTAGGAAATACAGTAGTATTAACAGGTATAGAATTAGCACTTGCAACAGACACCGTAGATGTGATATCATGGAACCCAATAATTCCAGGTGCAACTGGTGTATGGATACCAATTGATCCAAATAACCCATAGGAGAATAAATGGCATCAAGTACGTCAAATGATTTAAAACTAGAACTCATGACCACAGGTGAAAAATCTGGTACATGGGGAACGATTACTAATACTAACTTACAAATTTTAGAACAAGCAGCTTCAGGTTATTTATCTTTAGCAGTAGGTGCAGCAGATGTGGCTTTATCTTTAGCAAACTATGCTACATCCAATGGTAAAAATTTATACTACAAACTAACTGGAACTCTAACTGCAAATAGAACGGTGACTATGCCGGATTCAGCAGAAAGAGTTTTTATTGTAGAAGATGCAACCAATCGATCTTCTTCTAATTATACTTTAACTGTTAAAACCGTTTCAGGAACAGGTTTAACTTTACCTATTGGTTCAACTACTATTTTATATTCTGATGGAACTAACATTACCGGTAAATTACAAACTAAAGGTTACACTACACCAGCTGCAACTTATACTACAGTCAATGGTGATCAAGTTCTTGTTGATACATCAGGAGGTGGTATTGGTGCACCGGTTACAATTAATTTACCTGTATCACCAAGTATTGGTGATGAAGTCCATTTTATAGATAGTGGTAATAACCTTGCATCAAACAATTTAACAATTGGTAGAAATGGTTCGAACATTTTAGGAGCTGCTTCTGATTTAGTTGTTTCTACTAACACAGCAGCGTTTACTTTAGTCTATGTAAATGCAACAAGAGGCTGGGCATATAAAGATAACATATAGGAGCTGACAGATGGCTCTAATAGATTTCAAAGTTCTACCAGGGATAGACAAACAGAATACTGATTCTGGAGCTGAGTATCGTTGGGTCGATTGTAATAACGTTCGATTTAGATATGGTTTACCAGAAAAAGTTGGTGGTTGGGCTTCACTAGTTACAGATACTATTGTTGGTGTAGCAAGAAGACAATTTGCATTTGTTGATATTTCAGGAAACAGATACGTTGCAATTGGTACAGATAAATTTTTACTTATTTATTTTGAAGGTCAACTCTATGACATCACTCCATTAAAAGCTACCTTAAGTTCTTCAACGATTGCTACAACCAATGCTTCAGCAGTTTGTAATATTACAACAGGAACAAATCATAATTTAGCATCAGGAGATATTGTACTATTAGATAATGTAACTTTACCTGGTGGCACTGGATATACTGATGCAGATTTTGAAGATAAATTATTTCAAGTAACAGGTATTGTTTCTGCAACAGAATTTACAATTACTCAATCTACTAATGCAACTGCAACAG